TGGGCTTGCACCCATCTTTGTAAATAAACCAAATTCTGAAAACGAGGTTCCACAGTTGACGAGCAACCCAAATTCTGAAAACTCCATTCCACAGTTGACCGATACTTCCATAATCTGCAAGTTGCCGGAACTATCCAGGCGTGAGACCTATCGGATGCGCTAACTGTAGTTCACGCCTGCATGTATTGTGTTTGGTACACCACGCCAGCGCATCAGGCTCATAGTAGTGTTATATCCCCCTAGTAGTTTCAGTGAATATGAGGGCGGCAATTTCTGGCGCATTGATCCGCACATCAACTCAGGTCGATAACATTATGAAAGTTAGTGACCACACTCATCGTTATCATTGTCCATTGTCCATGGACAGTCTTAGTGTGATTCACGGCAATTTCCAGCCGGTTATGGCACGCATCCATCGTTTACAGGCAATGCATGGCCCATCGACGTGCAAAGATTATCGCGTTTTCTTTACATGTCCCGACAACGTGCAAAGGAATCTCCGTTTTCTTTACATATCATTGTGATACATATCATATCTGATACATATCATATCTGATACATATCATTGTGATACATGTCATATGTGATACATTTATCCCGCTCGGTAAATATCGGCCAGAAAGCGTAGTGACACTGCGTAAATGTCCCTATCGGTAAACCGGGCGCTGGACAGCCGGAGACAGTGTGCTATAAATGCTTCAGACGTTCCCGCGTTCCAAATCAGACGAGACACACATGAACCCCTTCAAGAAGCTTAGCGATACAATGACCGGCGCAACACAGAAAAGCGGCATCGAGACACGCAAGCGCGGTGAGACTGACGCTGATCGCCGCAATCGTGAGAACCGTCTACGCGAGGAGCGTGAAGCTGCTGAGCGCAAGATGCGGGAAGAGGCTAAAGAGAAAGCCTGGCAGGCGGAGCGCAAGCGCCGGGGCTACGCGCCTAACTGATTATCCCACAAATTAGAGTTTCGTAGTGTAGCGGGATAAAGGAGGTCTGGCTGGCAGCGGTCGCAGGCGCTTGATTCAGCCATTGCACTCACCCCAATTCGCCTGACAGAGAGCCCCCTCCATGTCGAATATCCAATCGCCCTGACGTTCCACCATTTCTCTGAGCGTTTGACGGGAATATTCAGAGCGGAACCTCGCCACTCCGGACGAAGCTAAACTGGACGCCAAAGCCTCCATCCGCTCCCACCAGTCGTGTTGATCGGGCTCATCTCGCGCTAACGCGGCCAGTTGTGCTTCAGACTTTAAAAAACAACCTGTGCAATTTCCGGCGCCCTTAGGTAGAGCGAGATCGAAGGGTTGCGTCTCCCAAAAGTCCCATACATCCCGAACGGACACCCCTGCGTCTGCGAGCGGAAACCACCTAACGACACGCTTATCCGGGGACGCCCTTAGCCTGGTAGGTTCGTCGGCCCGAAATCCAACAGCGTTAGTCCAGCCCTTCCAGCCCTCAGAGATCAGGTAGCGGCGCGCTGGCAGTATCTTGAGGTGCTCGGTACAAAATCGTTTAGATTGGTCTGGGCATGCCTTTTTCCGGCGAATGAGCCGCTCGAAAGGCTCCCCATCCCTGCTGGCAGAATCGTGAGACACTGTTCTGAAAATAGGTCCGTCAGAGCGATCACCATCCTCGACCCAAACAATGTTGATCCCCCACCTGACGCCACACTCTCTAACAAAATCCAGAGTTTGGGGCCGCTCCTTGCCCGTGTTAGAAAAAACGACCCGGCAACGCTCAGGCAACCCAGCGTTTGCCTCAATTATTTGGTGCAGCATGTAAGCACTGGTGCGACCACCACTAAAGCTGATTTGCACGTTACCGGTCGGCAAAATGTAAGCGCTCATGCCACTTCCCCCCTAATTGCCATACATTGAGACACAAGTGCGCAAGTGCCTATTGTCGCCAGAAACACCAATATGATACGCGTCATTCGCTTCATTGCTTTTCACTTTCCTAGTGGCCAACTATACCATTGAACGTGGTGCCGGCCAAATAAAAAAGGCGCCCCACTGCGGGCAAACAGTGGAGCGCCAGAGCGCGGCCATAGGCGCCAGAGCGCGGCCATAAGCGCTAGTTCGAGAGGAAAGGAACCAAAAACTCCCGAACGTCTAATCTATTGCAACGTTCATGCCGTGTCAAACGTTTCTACCTATTTATATACATCATATGCGATGCGGTTCATATATTTTTTGGCCATTTTGCGAATTCCGTCCGCCGCCTGGCTTGGTGTGATTGCGTACATTGGCTTATTCGGGGCGAACCCACCGCCAAACAGTACCACTGCGTCATTGAAGTCAATGCATAGCGCCGCTCTCGCAGTTTTTTCCCAATTGCAGTCGTAATGAAACTCCTTCGGCGCAAATAGCCTCACTGCCTCTCCGGCAATGCAGCAAACTGTTTTGCAAACGTGCGCACTGTTGGGATCGTCAGGCAACCACCCCTCTTGCGTAAGGGCATATTCAGACATATTGAAGCCATGCTCATAGGAATCTTTCATCCTTTTTCGGACGTGAGGAAGATTGCCTATATGGTCAGCAAGCTGCATCAGCCTTTCTCCGGCATTAAATGAACTCATCTTAAACCCCCTCAAACATGTTGATCGTTTTGGGCGACTTTCGCCCGACTGTGCCTTCATTGAACAGTGGAGGTTGTGCATATGCAAGTCTCATGCGAGCAACCGCCATATTGAAATATTCTTCGTTCTGCTCAATACCCACAAAGATGCGCCCAAAGGCATTGCAGGCAATTCCAGTAGCACCGCTACCCATGAATGGGTCGAGTATGGTTTGGTCAGCCTCGGTGAAGTCTGCGACCAACTCTTTCATCAATGCCACCGGCTTCTCTGTAGGGTGTCCACCGTGACGGCCTGACGGATTTGTCAGGTGTGTGTAGACGCCACGCTTACCGCCAGCGTTCCACTTTGCGTATCCGGCGCCGGCCCATGATGCGACAAACATCTCGGCTCCCATAGCCGGACCCTGGCCGTTCATCTGCGGCGTTGAGTCAGGCTTAACCCATACGCACGCCCTTTTGTATTTCATTGGACTTGCATTGATAGAGTCTGCCCAGCGCCCCACGCCTTCGGGAGAACAAAACAGCAACACCCAGCCGTTTGATGCCGCGTACACCTTCTCGACGATATCATCTCTCATGTTTTCCACATGGTCGAAGGAAATATCGCGATTCGATGGGCCTCCATCCTTGCGCACATTACGTGCGCCTGCTGTTTTAGCTTCGTGGGTTATCCTTTCATAAGGCGGGTCCGTTATTATATGATCCACGCTTGACAGAAGCGGAATGATCTCCAGGCAATCTCCACGCAAAAGAACGTGGGGGCCTACAGCTACCCAATCTTTTATTGGATTATCGCTCATGCGTCTCCCGTTACCTCCAGATAAAGATTAATGGTATTGCGAAAAGTGACACGACTCCTAAGACCAACGCCAAGAAGTTAATGAGAATCCAGAAGTACCAGGCTTCTGATTTTGGGTAACAATTTCTGGAAAACAGGGCTGTCAGCAAAAACATGCCGATGCATACAACCAGAACAGTTTCGGCTATCTGCAACATTAGTATGACTTGCCTCCAGCGTCCACTGACGCTCCGAAGCAGCCTTTTATTGCTGAGTTAATTCCGTTTTTAAGTCTCATTTGAGTTAATTCCGTTTTTAAGGCTCATTATTTGCTCTCCAGTTCAGTTTCGCATAGCGCAAGCGCGCGCCAGGCCAGTGATACAGAATGTGGCGTTCCGTCGTCTCCGACTTTGCCACGGTCGATAAGGTGACGGACAATACAGTCCGCATGATCGTTAGACTTATCTTTTGACCAGTAAAGCGGCTGGCCAGGGTTATGCTTATCATTGCCGGTCTTAGAGAGTCGCGCCAAAGCCGCCATTGTCAGGGGAAAGTAGTCCAGAACGCCTGTTGCAATTGGCGTATTCTTGCGCTCCTCGCTATCTTCTGTGATTTTTATTGATCTCGTGTCTCCGTAAACAGATTTCACCTTTGTCTCTACGTCTACATCCACGTTAGTATTCACGCATATCGGCAATTTTTCTACAATATCCCAATGTAACTCAAATTTCACGCCAAGGGAATCTATGTAAAATGATCCATTCTCCCTCCAGGAACTGTCCACCCATAAACCAGACGAAATATCATAATACTGACCCTTGAAGGGATAGATGCTTTCGCCGTCGTAAAACTGGATTTTCGCCCTAGTCCCGCTGCGCGTCCTGTAATATTCACCAACCTCGAGTTTCATGTCGCCCTCCTGTCAAAAACATAAACATTACCAAAAATTCCATTTTGGCACAGGCTTGAGACCAAGGTTCAATATATATGCCAAGAGGTTTAGTCCCGTCCGATTCCATGTCCCACTTGTGTTCAGACTGCATCATTAGTGCCTTCCGCTCATCCAAAAGAATTCGGCGGTCATACTCCTTGGTTTTTTCCTGCATCTCGCTGGCCAGGTTAAGGTGCGCAAACTTTTGGCGAATACCCTTGTCAACCTGAAGTGCTATTTCTGAAAACACCGGAATCATAGATTTCAGCGGAGTTTTCATATCGCCAACATACGCCTCTTCGGCGTCATGCATCAAAGCATCAAAAGCTAAAAACTTATCGTCCGTATCTTTTAGAATTTTCTCTGCCAAATATACCGAATGCTGCGCGACAGAATAGAAGTATTTCGTGGCGCCACCATACCGGCACGTCATCGAAAGGGCGTGCGCAATATCAACTATCTGTATGTCGTTATTCATCAAATCGTTGAAGTCGAACTTACGGCCTGTATATGTCAAAACCCAATTACTCATCCCAAGCCCCTGTTTTTACATGCAATTCGCGTTTCTGGAGAATTTGGTGAACTCGCTGACGTGTTAGCCCGAATTCTTCGCCAATTTGCTTCATTGTAAAGCCAAAATCGCGCCGGTATGACATAACGTCCGCACGATCCTTATTCACTGCCTTCGATAGCTTGCGCGGAGTCTCGTCGCCAAGCTGCTCGCGAATTGCGTAGTATATACGGTACTTGGACACCCCGGTCTTTTTGGACGCCTCGGAAACAGTGCATTCGCCGCTTTGCACAAGCTGCACCGCGTCACGCACTTCCTCAAACACTCCACGCTTGACTCCAAGGGCCTGCGCTGTGATTGAAATTCGAGCCGTCGATATCCCGGTTTCTTTTGAGATTTCAGCCAGCCGCTTGCCGGATGATAGACTTGTCAAGGCTTCCAACATTAAGCTTGAGAGGTGGGGTTTCTGCTCTGACAGATCGTTCGTAGTGGTGTTGGCAGTAATTTGTGAGTCCATTGGTTTTTTCTCCGCAAAATTTGAATGGTTTGTCCCATGTTACCGGGAAGTGGCACTGCTTCGGACCCAATTCGATTAGTGATGGGCCGTCACGCTCTGGCGTGTCTTGGTCTGGTCGCTTTGGAATACGACGACGCTTCAGTATACATTCTTTGGTAGCGTCATCTTGTCTTTTGGTCTTTCTTGGCGTCTTAATTCCATGACGCTTAAACACACCAGCAATGGTTCCTGCTGATATGTTTTCGTCCCTGGCGACTCCGCGCATGGTCATTCCGCCGGCAATCTTCTCTTGCCAGCGAGCCACGTCCTCTTCTTTCCACTTGATAGTACTCATGTAAAAACTCCCGTTTACAATGTTTGTATATTACCCGATATTGCACATGTCAACAAAACATTTGATTGAAATAGCAACTTTCGTGCCGTATAGTGATGGCTCGCAATAGAATGAGGTTAGAAATGAGAAAAATACTACTCGCCGCTGCGCTTGCGTTTATGCCGATTACCGGATGCGCAACACTTGCGGCCACAAGCAATCAAGAGCAAATTGGCTCATACGACGAAAAAGCACTGCTTACTGCTGAAGTGGCGTATGGTGCAGCCTTGTCTGCTATCAATGCAGCCGCCGTGATGGGAACGATTGACGCCAACCAGAGTCGGCAACTTATGCCACTACTTGAGGCGGCAAACGATGGCCTAGAGTCCGCTCGAGCGCTATACGATGCAAACCGACTGATTGAAGGCCGGTCTGCAAGCGAATCCGCACTGTTGCAGGTTGCAGCAGTTCTCCAAGTCCTCATTGATGCAGGGATTATCGAATAATGAACGCTCAATCTGTCGTCCAACTTCTCATCCTGCTTGACCAGGTTTCGGCACAAGTCATCACCATGCTCCAGACGATCAAGGGATTCTCGCCGGAAGACGAGGATATCTTGCAGGACTTGCTGAAGCAGCACCGATCCAAAAACGACGCCCTATATGCGTCCGTCATGGCGTCACTGGCCGCGCGAGCCGAAAAAGGCTAACTATCGGCTCAAACTATCGGCCCTTGCGCTGCGGCGTGGGGGCCACCGCCTTCTCTATCTCTTTGACAACCGACGGGCGATCTACACCCGGAAGTAACTCACACACCACATAATCCAACGCCAACTCGAACCACTCAGCAAATTTGCTCTGGGCCATCGACTCGAACGCAATACTCTGGCCGCGAACCTGCCAAACATCACCAACCCCAGGAATATTCAATAGGATTCGGTCGCTAAGCCCGGTTCCTATTTTGATTTGCTCGACAACGTGTTCTGCGCTGTCAAAGTCATCACTGTTTTCAAACACAAGGCGCGCAAGCCTCCACAACAACCTATGCTGGCGCGGGTTGCGTGGAGACTTTGCGTGAACCATGACCAATGCGCCCTCGTCCATTAGTCCCATAAGCTGCCGGCCCTCTAGGTCTATTGGAGCCAGCCCGTCGCCCTCTCGCCTTAGCCAGATTGTCCCCTCAGCCATTTAGGATAGCGTCCTCAATCTCTGAAATCTTCGCTGCGTACTCAGGATCGTCATAAAGCTTTGGAGCCACCTTCATAATGTAAATCATTGTGGTGTGGTCGGCGTAGTTAAACGCTCGAGCAATTTGTGGGAATGATTGATTTGTGTGCTTCCGGCAAAGATACGCCGCGATATGACGTGGCTTAGCAATCTTCATCCGCTTCGTCTTCTTGGCCAGCGAACCTTTCGATAGGCCGAATGCCTCCTCGGTTGCGGCTATCACTGTCGCGCACAAAATTGCTTTCTTCGAGTTCTTTGAGAATGACTGTACCATCTAACTTTTTCCTAAACTTGGTGTTGAAACTTCTCTTACTAATCTGGCCAGAAATGCCCTTGGCCTTCCTGCGAGCGCGCCTGGCATACTGCCCTGTGCGTCCGCCCATTTTGTCAGAAAGAGCGGCTTGTTTTGCCTCCCACTTTCCTTTGTCTGCATTACACTTCCGACACAAAAGGCGACAATTCTCTAGCGTCGATTCTCCGTTCATTGATACGGGCTTAATGTGGTCAAAGTCTTTTCCGACACTATCACACCCGTCTGCTTCGCACATTCCGCCTGCGCGCTGCCATACCTCAACTCTTACCCACTTGGGGAAGGCTTTTCTGTCAGCTATCCATGAAGGTTTTCTTGTATCTGCCAAGTACGTGACTCCTGTTTGCCAAATACACAGCTTTGAGAAAACCACGCGGCCCCTCACTGCGTATGCGCTTTGTCCGCTCTGACTTTCCGCCCAGCTTCTTCCATCCAGGGTTATCAAGCGATTCGGGAACTATTTCCTTGCGCTCTGGCATGATAAACCCGTTTCCGTGCCAGATACAGGTTTTCTTCGCATAAATATCACGCGCTGGTATGATTTCAGGATAGCGTGGATGTTCGTCGTCTTCTGGCAAATATCCCGCATATTCGTAAGGGTGGAAGTAAGCGTCTGGCTTGCGCCACTTTGTTGATAGGACTCCAACCGGGTTTTCTGCCATCCACGGCACATTAAATTCGTTAGCAATGGTTTCAACATGGCGGGCCATACGAACAGCGCGATCCTGGCAATCAGGATCTTCTTCCAACTTTTTTGCAAAATGCTTTGCGCCGGCAACAGTCAGGTCTGTGCAGGGACTCCACGACATTACAAGTGATGGTCGCATGTTGGTGAATATTGAGCGCACCGTTCGCTCGCTTGATAGGTCTTCGTTGAAGTAATAGATTGTTCCATCGTTATCAAAGTTTTCTTTTTTGCAGTCATTAATGATATCGTAGGCGACGCCCACAAACCCGGCCTCGGCCCACGGCCTGAGCGCATTACCAGATTCATCAAACAGCGAAAGAATTATGTCGTTTATCATTTTTTGCCCTCTACGTACTTTCGATATGTCGGCCACGCCTTCATTTGCTTCTCGAATTCTTCCTGGCTTATCGGTTTGAGCCACTTTTCTTGGTCAAACACCACGAAGTAGTTGTTGAGCCTTCCATTATGCAAGAACCCTGCCGATCCATTGTCCGGCGCGAGCATTGGAAGTCCGCCGGCACGCAAATCATTGCTAACAAGCGATGGACTCACGCCATTCCAGCGTTTGATTTCCGGGTATTGGGAAAACAGGTCTGGGAACATCAGTGTAATTTCGTCTGACGTGTACCAAGGACGGACAGTCACATCTGGAAAAGTCCTGAGAATCGTCTTTGCATATTCCTGCGTTGCCTTTGACGCGCTGGAAGTCGGCATTGTCATCTCAGACGCCCATGTCAATGCATCGCTGATCCAGTGCGCAATATAGTTTTCCTTTGACTCCTGCATCTCATGCGCCAGTCGGGCAAAAGGCTTCATGCGCTCACGGCTGGCAACCCTTGAAGCCTGCGTAAGCGGCGCGGCAGCGGGAACAACAAACTGGCTCACATCTCTTTTCAGAAACCAGTCCGCAAGAAACCTGGCGTTTCCATCATTCACCCATTCGTGAAACCTTGATATGACTTCCGGTGGGCATTTGCGTGCTGGAATACTATAAAACAGGTCATCATTCTGCAACAACCTATCTTGGCCCTTCGGAAGAGTCAGCAGGACAAGCATACGGCTAACTTCATTTCGAGAGAATGACCTTTGCCGCTGGGCGTCGTGAATTACTCGAGCGTCTGGGGATAATATCATCTGGCAAAGAACCTGACCGCCAATTCGATCCTCCAGCCCGTTGCCGGTTCCATTAAGCACGCCAATGACAGCATTTCGCATCCACGCCTTGTTTGTCGAACGCAGGTGGATAATTCCAAACTTGATTGACCACGGCGCGAACGCTTCGTAAATTGCAGATACCCACAGGTCAGCAGGAAGCCGCTCGCCAGTGATTGCTCCGGCAAAAGGAATATGCACCATCGGGTCTTGAACGTGCCACGCGATCAGGTCCAATAGCCACTCGATATCTTTTGGTGACGATGCAAACGTGTGCTGCGTCAACTCCAGAAAAGGGGTTATGTCTCCAGGTTCAGCGTTCCATCCGGTCCATAGATTGATATAATCGGTGCCGTTCTCAGAAAAAAGTCTTGGGCCTCCCGGAAAGAAACGAAAGTCGTCGCAGGACTCGTAGTGCGTCCCTTCGATAAATTCTCCGGTAGCGCCTTCTGGGTCTTCGCAGTCAGGGAAGTTTTCTCGCACGTAAGGAACAACATCCTTGAATGACGGCATTGGCCTTCCAGTAGCCACTTCGACAAAGCGCAGTGATCTCCTGACATAGATTAGTTTTTCACGTAGTTGAGAAAGGAATAATTTCGGCGTTTCCTGATTTCGGGAGAGCGTGTGACGTGCCATATTTTTGATCCAAATATTTGATGTTTTGCACTTGGTGCAAACTCTTTGGTTGGCCTGTTCCGTGACCAGTTCCATATTTTTCGATTGCCTCCAAAGCAGCGTAACCAGCCTTAGCCGGCATTAGAACACGCGCAACAGTTTTCTCCGTCGTGTTGTCTAGGTAGAGCGTATCCATTCCACAGTCAATACACCACCACGCTAATAATCTTTGCGCTGCGGTGCGAACGTCCTGACCGAGAACGTATGCAGAAATGATTGTCTTTGCGTCGCTTCTACAGTCTTTAGGATCAACATCTTTGCCCTTGTGCCTGGACACTGCCTCAGAAACTAGTTTTAGCGTTGTTTTGTCATGCAAATCAATAAGGCACTTTCGGCGCCCATTACTCCTCGCCAATTTCATCGCGTTTCCCCGGCGTTACATTTACCATTTTGCTATCCAGTTCCGCCAGAAGTTCAGCAACGCTTTTGTCGCGCGTGACTTCCACCTTTTCTGGTTGCACCGTTTTTCCAAACATCTTCTCGAAAAACCAACGCGGGTCTTCCTCTGCGACCTCGGTGAACTTCTCAATCCCGCCGATATTCTCGAACACCTGCAAAATTGCAAGGCGAGAAAACTTAGACGTATCCTGCATTCCAGCCGGCCCGTCGATAATCATTGGCGGTTTTTTGAATGACATGGAAACTCCCTAGCAGATTAGTATAGCATATCCCATGCCATGCAGTTATGCAATCTTGCAACGCTGGTATGCAAAATAGCATGTTGTAAATCCTAGTACAGCATGCAATTTTGTCCGAGTAGCGTTGTCGGTTAAAACTACGGCTTTCTTCAAGCCATGACGGCGGGGCGCTATAATGGGAAACCATTAGCTAGAACCGTGGGGCGCCAGCCTCTAGCATCCCCGCCCGAAAGCGATAGGGGGAAATACTGGCCAGGGACGTGCAAAGTCTCTGTGAAGCAGATCGCAAGTTTAGGGGGTTGCACCCTACCTAAGCACCGAGGCGCCCTCAGCCGACAGGTTCGGACATGGCACTAAGGTTCGGGAAGCAACTCTGGCCGAAAGGCTGGGGCTTCTTCCCCTATACCTCCAACCCTAGCCTCTGGTTCAAACATAGACCTTAGACTCTAGTAACTTAGTAGACTCTCTAGCGTTGAATCTAGTTACTTAGAGACTCTATAGCGTTTCACAATTTTCGGAATTGACTACACAGGGTTAACGTGGCACTTTGCTTGTGAGCCGTGCCGTCCACGCATACCTCCCGCTGCGTGTGTTGCCATTCTAACCGACTCGATGGCGCGGCTCACCGGAGGACTATTTGGAAAATTTGAAGCATCCTGACGAATTCTCTACCGACGCCGCTGTTTTGCGGAAGCTGGGAGAATGGCGTAACAATATTGAACTTCACGCAAACGAATGCCTGAAGATACGCGATAAGGCTGGCCAGCTAGTCCCTTTGAAATTCAATGCCCTTCAGCGTATTGTGCACAACGCCGCTGAAAAGCAAAGAAGCGAAACGGGTAAGATCAGGCAAATTGTGTTGAAGTACCGACGCGGTGGCGCATCTACTTACATTCTTGCTCGCGGATACAACAAAGCAACGCTGCATCACGGCGCGTCTGTTGCTATTATGGCACACGTATCACAGTCAACCAACGCACTTTACCGCATCGTCAAGCGTTTCCAGGAACACAATCCGTTCGCTCCCCCGCTTGGTGTCTCCAACGTCAAGGGTCTGGAATTTGACGGTATGGATAGCCGATATGGCGTTTTCTCTGCTGAAAACGACGAGGCCGGACGAGGCGACGAGGTTTCATTCCTGCACTTTTCTGAGGCGGCATACGCTCCAAACCTCGAAGGCAGTATGTCCGGCATTGGTAACTGCGTGTCAGATATGCCTGGAACCGAAATTTGGCTGGAATCTACGGCAAAGGAGCCTTTTGGCGACTTTTACGAACGCTGCATGGATACAATGAAGGGCGCATCCGACTATCAGCTAACGTTTGTCCCTTGGTCAGAAGACCCGCTTTGCTATTCTGATCCAGGCGCAGACTTCGAGCCGTCAACTGAGCGAGAAAACCCAATTTTCCCATCCGAATCGGAACTGATGGAGGTAAACGGCCTGACGCTTGGTCAGATTGCATGGCGCCGAAAGCGCATGGGCGGTCCACGCAACATCATTAAGTTTTCCCGTGAGTATCCGCTCACTGTTTCTGACTGCTTCGCCGCAATTGACGATAATGCGTTTATCTCGCCAATCGACGTGACGAGAAGCCGAAAAGCCAATATCAAGGCTCATGGCTCCATTGTCATTGGGGTTGACCCTGCATCTGGCGGTGGCGACAGATTTACAATTGCTGTTCGTCAGGGCCGAAAAGTGCACAAAATAACGCACCGCACCAAAGTAAAATTCAATGAGGGACTTGAGTTCATCAAAGCGATGATCGAGGACTGGAAGCCTGACCGTGTGTTTATTGACGCCGGCGGTGGCGGTAACGGTGATGCACTGTGTTCCGCACTGCGCGATGATCCGCGATATAGCGAAATTGTTCGCGGAGTTCTGTTTGGCGGTGTGAGCCAGCACAAGTTGCGTCGCCCCGACAAGCCAGGCCCACGCAACCGCAAGGCTGAGATGGCAATGCGCCTAAAGGATGCAATGGAGTCTCCAGAAGGGCTTGACCTTCCGGACGAGGAGGGAATCCAGTCTGACTTTTGCTCGGTTAAGGTCGAATATCTTAACCAAGAGGGCGACTACCAGCTTGTGCCTAAAAAGAAGCTGAAGACTCGATCCCACGACCTTTTCGATGCCGTAGGGTTGACTTATGCCGATGAGTTCGTTCAGCCGTTGCAACTTATTGAAGGCGGTGATATTAACTCTAGCATAGGTCGCACATACAGCCCAGCCGGCGTGCCGCCAAGCAATACAGGATGGATGGCCTAAATGCCGTTAAAAGACCAAAACGAAATTACTCTCGAAGGATTCGACAGTAAAGATGACTTCTGCAAGTGGGTTATGGAAACCCGGCAGAACGATCTTGACTTTGACCGCGAGAACCGTGACCGGGGCATTCAAGACACTCGCTATGCGGCTGGCTATCAGTGGCCGGCTGAAGACTACAAGTGGCGCGTTGACAACAATATTCCCGCCATGACCTTTAATCAGGTTCCATCACTACTTCGTCACCGCCTTGGTGCTCGTGCGCGTAAGGCAATCGGACCAAAGGTTACACCAGTCAATCCAGGTAAGCGTTATGACGGCATTGCTCAAATCCGCGAGGGATTGATCCGCAACGTCGAAATGAACAGCGATATCAAGGTTGTAGACGCAACAATCTCGCAGCAGCAGCTTATTGGCGGTATCGGCAACTACGAAGTAACCATCGAATACGCCAACAATGACGTGTTTGAGACGGATATTTTCATTCGCACGGATCAAAATAGCTGGAGCGTCATCTGGGATTCAATGTCCCAGGAGCCAACCGGCAAGGACGCGCGCCACGTAATGAAGGAAACCAACCTCACCCGCAAGGATTATGAGGCAATGTTCCCTGATTATCCGGTCGAAAGCATTGGTGAGAACCCGGCGCACACGCTGACAAATACAAGCGGCGTTATGGTCAACGGACAGTCCGATAACCTTCAGGGGTGGATTAACGAAGATACGGTTCGTATTGCTCTTGTATGGACAATGCATGAGCGCGACAAGACTTTGGCGTTGCTGACGAACGGCGATGTGGTAGATATTGGCGACACTCCACCGGAAGAGTACCAGACTGATCCAAACGAAGATGGTGATTTTGACACAGTAGTCAGAAACCAAAAAACCGGGGAATACAAATCCCGCGTTGCGAAGTGCAAGTACGCTAGAGGCGTTCTGACGAACGGCTCTGACATACTTGGCGAGCCATACGAAATGGAAGTAGATCGCGTTCCACTCGTTCGCGTTCCGGCCTGGTGCATCTATACCGGAGACCGCATGGAGCGGTTTGGTATGATTTACAATGCCCGCGACGCGCTGACGTTCTATAATTACGTCAAATCTGACCGGATTGAGCGCATTGTGTTCCGCAACCGTGCGCAGTACGAAGCGCAGGAAGACGCGCTTTCGGCTGAGCAGGAAAAGCAGTACAAGAATGCTCACCGCCTTCGTGGTGGAGTTCTGAAGTATCGCGGGCCAGCACCAATGCAGATTTCGCCACCGCCTGTTGACCAAGCCGCCATCATCGAAACTGAAGCAGCACAACAGTCTATCAATGATATCTTTGACATTCGGCCAGGCTTGGCCAGTGGTATGGGGGCGCCTTCCGGCATTTCCCTTGAACACCAAATGGATATCACCGACACGGGCGGACTCATTTACGATGAAACGATGGAAGCCGCCAAGCGCGAAGTATATCGTCTCATTAACCAGCTTATCCCATACGTCTATGACGCACCACGCATCATCAAGATCGTTGGCGAGGACGGAAAGATCAAAGAGGCAATTCTCAATGATCCAGAGAACCCGGAAAGCATTGACATTACGCTTGGCAAGTATTCTGTAGACACTGCTACCGGACCAAGCGCAGCAACCCAGCGCGTGCAGGCAATCGACTTCTATCAGACAATGTTCAACGCCAACCCGGAACTGATGGGTCTGGTTGCGCCAGAACTGATCGAATTGCTAAACGTCCCCGGAACAGAGAAGCTTTCCAAGGCGCTTCGTGAGCGCACCGGAACTGGCCAAGAGGAAGACTTGACGCCAGAGGAGCAGGCCGCGATGGCCGCCGAAGCTGAAAAGCAGGCGGCACTAGAAGAAAAAATGGTCATGCTTCAAATGCGTAGCGCCGAACTTGACGTTGAAAAGAAGCAGGCCGAGACTGAAGCCAGACTTGCTGACGTTCAACAAAAACTTGCAACCGCCGAATCTGAGCGCGCCCAATCACAGGAGCGTTTGTCCAAAGCAGAGCAAGACAGAATCACCAGTACAGCTAAGATTCTAGAGATGGAATCCAAGATGGAACTGTTGGCCGCTCAGACAGAAAAAGTTCTGGCGGAAATTCAGAAGATTAATGCAACTCCAATTCCAAACCCAACCGGAGGTACTACGGAATGACTATTGAGAACACACCAGACGAAAGCGAATTTATCGTTCCCGCAGACAATGAAGTTATTGAGGGGGCGGAGGCAAGTCTGACCCCAGCCGATGACGTTGAAATCAAAGAGGACGATGATGACAGCGAAGGCGTTGTTGAAAGCGCAGAGCAGATTGCGGCCAACAAGGCGGCAGCTAAGGAAGCCTTTAAGCGCAGAAAAGCGGAGCGTGAGAGTTTTGCATCGCAAAGCCGCATCCAGGAACTCGAGAATCAGGTCCGCGCGCTTGCAAGCAGCAAGTCTCCAGAAAACAAGGAAGCGGTTGCAGCCGCACCAAAGAAGCCAAATCCGGCTGATTTTGACCTTGGCCGTTGGGACGAGAAGTATGAAGCGGCTCTTAGCGACTGGATGGATCATCGAGACGACTTTATTCTAAAGCAGGCCGAGGAGCGAGCATCCAGCGCAACTCGCGAACTAGGCGAGTCTGCAAGGCGGCAGCGCGAGAATGCTGACCTTGAGTCCGTCGGAAATGATGTTGGAAAAAGGGGTATTGACAAATACTCTGACTTCCAAGATACTGTTCAGGACGCTCTAGAAGCGATGCCGCCTGCACCGGAGGCTCTAAAACATTTAGTGCGACTATCGAATGCGGAAGACGTATTCTATCACCTAGCGCAAAATCCTGACGCGCTGGAGAGTATCACGGACCTCGATCCGATGGGCCAAGCCCTTGAATTTGGTAAAATCTCGGCTCGGCTGGCCGCAAAGTCCAAAGTGGCTTCGCAGACAACCAAGGCTAAACCATCACCCCAGCAGCCTCGCGGAACTGGCGGCAAGTTCACTTCGGACGCTGACGCCAATTACGAGAAGCTTCTAAAATCAAACAACAACCCGTGGAATTAAAATACAATGGCTAACAACTATCCTCAACTGGCTCTCGTCACCGACGCTATCGCCGCATCAATGGAAAACACGCTTGTCGCGTCCAAACTGATGCGCTGGATGGATCGTGGTTCGAGCAAGATTGGCCCGCTCAACCGCTTCCAGGTTATCGAGCGCGTCTCCCCTCGCTACAACAGCCGCCGCACAACTGGTAACGTGGCTGACCTTTCCGCTGGCAAGCAGGACACTGTTGCAGGTGCCGAAATCTTCCAGCTTAACTCGCTGATTGGCTATGACTTCTTCGACGAAGACTTCAGCCGCGTTCGCGATCTTGACATGGCAATGAAAGACGAGCGCCTTAAGGCAATCGGTCGCAATGCTGGTGAAGACGTTGACGCAGACGTGCTTTCTTTCACTGCACGCGCAGGTAACAACCAAACTGGTGTTTCCGGTAACGCAGTGAACTCCATCGAAGCACTTCAGGCCGGATATGTCCGCCTGAAAGAAGAAGGCGTTGCAGACGGCACTATGTTTGCGGTTCTTTCCTATAGCGACTACCCAGCCCTGTCGAAGTATCTCCTTGAGACTACGACTGCCAACCGTGGCACGCAGGAAACCATTCTCGGTACGCTTTCGGGCGCCGTGAAAGACCTGCTTGGCATGAAGGTGATGTTCACCCAACAGCTTCCTGTTCAGGTTGCTGGCACACGCACCAACGGCACTGTCGATGGCGCTTCGCAGAACGTGAACTACCGTGCCGTTGCTCAGTCCCAGACGACTAACGGCAACTTCCTGACCCAGACGTTTAACCTGGCAGGACTTGGCGCTAACGCAACCATCGAAGACGGCGCAATCTTTACGATTGCCGGCGTTAACGCATGGGATAACCGCAAGGGTGCCAGCATTGGCCGCCTTCAGCAGTTCCGCGTTGTTGGAGCAGTAACCGCAGACGGCACGGGTGACGCGGAAGTTCGCATCTACCCAGCCATCGTTGTGCAAGACCCGTCTTCGCCAATTGGTGATGTCGGAGTGAACAACGCACATGCAACCGTCGATGCCGCACCTGCTAACGCAGCGGTTGTGACCTTCCTGCAAGGCGCCAGCACGAGCCATGTGGTTCGTTCTATCGTCGCGCGCGAAGCAATCCGCGTCGAAACTGCATCGCTGGAAACTCTTCCTTCGGGTGAGAATGCTACGCGCAAAATGAAGGGCGTCCCGCTCTCCATGCGTATGCACCGCTACTCGAACGGCGATAATGGTACGGTATCCTGCCGCCTCGACTCGGCATACCAGACAAACGTTGAAGCGCACGGTCGCTCGAAGATTGTCCGCATTAACGGCTTCTGATCGCTGTTAACCATATAGCTTGACTTGGCCCCGGTGTAGAGATACATTGGGGCCAAGTTTTATCTAGGAAGCCTGCAATGACACTTATCGCCAAACTCTCCGCAATCGCAACTGCAATTTCTGATATTCTGTCGCAAATTCCAGCCGCAGAAATCGCACTCACCGACTTCAGCACTTTTCTCGATACAGTCTGAGGCTAAGCAAATATGGGCGGATCGCGAAACTACCATATTTGGTACGCGAGATGCCCTGCTTGCAATAGTCGCACTTAACCCACAGGCAACACCAATGGCACTTACAACTTCCAGCGTATCAATTACCCCACAAACCGGATGGCAACTTGTTGCTGAAAGTCCGAACCATATTGAAATACGTCAGCGAAACAGCCGCCCCTGGCAACTTGCTGTTGTGGCCGTAGGTGCTACCCCAACAGACGCGACGCCTGCACTCACGTTTACCCCAGTTCACCAAGAGGACGGACACTTCTTTGTTAAAGACACTGCATCCGTTGGTGACTTCTACATTCGAGTGCTGGAATCCGGACCTGTTGGAGAAACAACCAATTTCGGATTGCTTATTGACGTTTAAGTAATAGGTATTACCTTGGTCATACCAATGGAGGAATTGGTATGACTGAGAACATAATTTACGCAATCATGTGTTTTTGGGGATCATCCTTTTGTTGGTTGATCTATTGGCTCGAAGGTGAGGCTTTGATAGATGGCAAATAAGAATAAGGTATTTTGGCCGGCATGGCGATACGGTCCAGAAGGAGCTTCCGGCGTATTCCAGTCTGAGAATGACGTTCCTGCCGGCTGGGTTGAAAATCCAAACGACGTTGTTGAGCCTGATGCGCCAAAGCCTGAAGACGGCTCGGATGCGTGGGGCGGACACACAAAGAAAGAACTGCAAGCCGCACTACGCAAATCTGGGGAGAAGGTGCACGCAGCAACGTCTGCACGCAAAATGTTCGAGAAAGCCGTAGAAGTCGGCGCTATTCCGGGGTACGGTATGCCTAACAGTGACTAGGGGTTTACCATGACAGTAATAGTCTTCAAAGATGGTGTATTTGCGGCTGATCGCTCTATTACTGCCAATGGCCAGCATCTTTATGAGGATGAAAAGATCGTCAAGGGCGACAAAGCTATTGGCGGATATTGCGGATCAGTCACGGCAGGCCAGCATTTCGCAAATTGGATAAAGACGGACTGCCTGGAAGAGTTTCATGCCGGCAAGGAAGATGACTGGATGGGTCTTGTCCAAATTGGTGATTCCCTGTTTATCTGCGACATGAACGGAATTTCCGAAGTCCCGCTCAAACAGCCTATGGCAATTGGCTCCGGTTCTGAGGTTGCTTTGGGGGCGCTTGATATGGGCGCCAATGCGGATGAGGCGGCATGGGTGTCTGCAAATCGTCTGGGTTGCGCACAATACGGGATTGATGTAATGTCGCTTGACGCGGAATCGTATCTATATCACCGCAAATAAGGTGCTAAATGTCCACACTAAGCCAGATTATTCAACGCGGTTTCCGTGAAAGCCAGATTCTAGACATTGACCGTGCGCCATCAGCAGCGCAGGAAGCCGAGGCGCTTGTCATACTTAATGGCATTATTAAGCGCCACACAAGGCCGTCAACTGTTACGGTATGGCTTGGCGATACCAAAAATATTCATCCACAGCGAGGGACGATCCTGAAGGATTTCACGCCACTGGTTGATAATAGGGCAATACCGCAGGACACGTTCGTTAACCTGTTGCTGGATCAGTCATATAGCGTAATGCTTCCGCCGGAGCCGGGTGACGGAGCCAAACTGTCATTCATTGACGTGGCTGGCACGCTTGCCTCTTATCCGCTCACGCTACTCGGCAACGGAAACCTTGTGGCAGGGAATACGTCGGCCACACTGTCAGACAACAACTCTACGACAACTTATCTTTATCGACGAGACCTTGCCAATTGGCAGCTTGTTTCGACGCTCCTGAGTACTTCTTCGACGCCATTCCCGGAAGAGTTTGACGATATGTTTGTCATTGAATTGGCAATTCGTCTGAACCCACGATACGGCAAGGAAATTAGCGGCGTCACGGGTGAAATGTATCAGCAAATCCGCTCGCGCTTTATCGGTCGATATACGTCAGAAAACAGCAGTGCCGCCCCAGACAACATTTGGGATACGGCGTTCAACACCAATGGTGATATTGGCAGGGGTTACTAAGTGGCCAAAGTTCCATTAACTAGGACGACGTGGCGCCGGGACTATGCCGGCGGCGTTCAATTGCAGCTACTCAATAGGTTCTTCGAGGAAGACCCGTCTTCTACAATTGACGATACGGCGCTTATTGCCCGCCCCGGAACTGACTCGTATCGCGCATTTGGGTCCGGCACAATGCGTGGAAACTTCACGCAACAGGGCTTCTTTGGCGGCGATCTTTTTGTTGCATCCGGTCAAACACTGTATCGTTGGGATGGGACAACGGAAACTGCGATAACAGGCGTTTTGTCTGCTGAAGACACGCCAGTATCCATCACATATCAAGCATCCCCCGGCGTGGAGCGCCTATGGATTGCGGACGGCGCGACTCTCTACTACTACGAGGGTGATACGAAGTCTCGCGGAAACCTTGACGCTGATGAGGCGCTAAACGTATCCCCGGGCGACGTGGTTCTTATTGACACTGTTTACTATGAGTTTGTTGCGTCCGGCGTTGACGCTGGAACGCCGGCTGGAACGTTGGCGGACCCGTGGCTTGTGCTTATCGGTACAACGTCAGAGTTTAGCCTATCAAACCTGTCTGCCGCCATCGGCAACACGGGTACTCCTGGCGGAACCTACTCAACAGCACTTCTTGCAAACCCTAACGTCGAGGTTAGGCGTCTTGAGCAATATCGCCTCAACGTGCAGGCTGTTGCGCCTGGGGCTGCTGGAGACACTATCGTTACAACAACAACGGCGGCAAACCTAACGTGGGGCGCTGCGACGCTGGAGAACGGCGGGCTTGATATACTGACTCCCGTTGACGTTCCAGAGGGCGGGACTGAGGCGGCGGTATCGCTCACAACCCTTGCTGCGTATGTCATTGTATCCGTTGCGGGTAGCCAGCGCATGTATTTCATTAGGCCGGGCGAGTTCTGGATTGAGGTCTTTGCTGAAGCTGAATCTGAGCCTGATGTTGTCTTGCAGGTAGTTACCGTTGGGTCAAGCTTTTGGGCGCTTGGTGAGTCCACTATCGAGCCTTGGACTGCCACGGGTGACGCGGATATTCCATTTGCACCAATACAGGGCCGGCAGATGAGTTACGGTATCGTTGCTGGAACCGCTTTGGTTCTTGAGGACCGTGTGATATATGTGGATGATAAGGGGATTGTCAGGGATAGTTCTGGCGCTCGAATCAGCACGCACGGCATTGAAGAAGAAATAAGGCTTAGAACGTAAAATGGCACTGACTTTTGTTGACAGCCCGAACAGATACGAGACTGGTGACTTTGAGGACATTAGCATTGCTAGTGTGTGGAGCAACTTCCCGACGGGCGGTAGTTCCTCTAATGCCCGTGTCGATGAGCCGGTATTCGGCTCACGCACAGGAGTCAAGGCGTTCTATTGCGGCACTAACGGCTCCACTGGTGATATGCGAGCCAGCCTTGCAAATCCTGCTGCCGCTGAAGTTTATTTTGCGCTTGCATGGTATGCGCCGGTACTGCCAACCGAAGCCAACACACAGCAATTTAGACTGCATGATAGCACTAACGCGCTTGTTTGCTACTTTAACGTGCAGCCAAGCGGAACCATTGCGCTGCGCAATTCATCCGGTACAATTATTGCAGAAACTGCGGCTCCTGTAATTATAGCAGGAACGTGGACCTTCCTTGAGTTCCGGGTCTTATGCGGAGCCGGTACTGGTGTGGTTCAAATACGGGATCAGGCGGGCGGTAGCCCTTTGAGTGTAAGCGCACTGAATATACCAGGAACAATCGGAATTATTGTCCCAAGAGGTCAGGAAGGCGGACCAACAAGATTGGGTCGCGACTATTACTTCACGGACCTTTCAGTTAAGGACACAACCGGAACTGAAAACAATACTTGGTACGCATCTGGCGGTGTTGCCAACTACCTACTCAAGCCGAATGCCGATGTTGTCGGAAACGCATGGTCATTTGTGGCCCGCAAGACATTCAACAACGGCGTAGGTTACAACGGCAGGGCAAATGACAGCGGCTTTTATGTTGACGATGCCGCCACACTGGAAATCGGCGCTGGTGACTTTACTGTCGAAGGCACGTTCCGTTGGGATGTTCTTCCTTCTTCTGGATCAATCCAGACTCTTGTCTCAAAGTGGCGCGACGCCTCTAACCTTTCGTGGCGCTTGTATTCCTACGAATCTGGAGGCAACACATTTATTGCCTTTGCCACAAGCACTGACGGCACTACCGGCACCGAGACGATTGTGCACAACTATCAGCTTGATATCGTTAAGTGGCAGAAATACACCATATCCGTATCGCGAGCGTCCGGCTCTAGCCGTATGTTTATCGACGGTGTGCGCGTAGGCCCCGTTGTCGCTGATGCGGCGACATACTTTAACGGTTCTGCACAGGTTGCTATTGCTGGGCAGGCAGACAGTTCAGTAACTTTGGAAAATGGCTTTATTGGCTGGATGGATGAGGTTAGATATACCGTAGGTGTTGGCCGGTACACGGCAGAATACACGCCGGCAACCACAGCATTCCCACGCGATGTTGGCGGCGACCCCAGCTTTTCCAGCGTTCAGTTGCTTGTTGGCTGGGATGACGGGCTTGTTATTGACCAGTCTGGCGCCGGACGTACAATCACAACACGCGGAACAGCAGAGGCGCAAGTTACTGATGACGGTGACTTTGCTTTCCAGTCTATCGATAAGACACTGAGGGACGACACGTTTATTGAGGCAAAGTACATTCCGGCATCTGGTACTTTGGAGTTTGGTGCAAATCCTCTAGACACAGAGACGGTTGTTATCGGAAGCCAAACATACACATTCAACACGACACTTGGCGGCGCCGGCAGTGTCCTCATTGGTATTGACCAAGAAGCAAGTCTTGATAACCTTGTTGCGGCTGTTGAGAATGGCGCCGGAGAAGGCACGCTGTATGGTACTGGCACAACGGCCAATGCTAACGCTTCGGCAGAATCCCAGCCTGGTGACATTATTGGGGTTTTTGCCATAGTTCCGGGAACTGCCGGTAACTCGCTCACCTTCACAACTTCCGTCACTGGCGCTACAATATCTGGTTCTGGCACTTTGGCTGGTGGCATAGATATACCGGCAGCAAGCGACTACGTTCTAGAGCGCCTTCCGCGAGGAATTACGCGCGTTGACGGCATTGCGCTGTTCACGAGGCGTTCTGTGTTTGGCGTCGGTGGCGCACAATTGCAACCTGGGTTTGTTGACTCCAGCTTGGCGGTCAGTAATGGCGCTGATGTTGCGGCACCTGCTAACCCAGCGTGGCAAACAGATATCCTAAATAACAACGGCGGATCGCCTTGGACCGTCATTGATATGCTCGGAAGCAAAGTTCGCGTTAACAGGACAGTCTAAGTGTGGCCATTGCAGACAAAATTAGGGTTGCCAACCAAGAGGTTGCGGCTGTTGTCGCGACGCCTTATACTCCTCTGCGAGTGCATGAACTATATGCCGTCGCTATTGGCGGTAAGGTCGCTCCGTATCTGTATGTCCATAATGAGCATATTGCGGCGGTCGCAGGTAACGATGGTGAGAATGCCGTGTTAAGAGTCCATGAACTACACGCGGTTGTTGTTGCAGCAGAGGGCGTTATCCCGGAACAGCCACTTGTCATCAATGCCTTCCCTTACGATATCGACGGCCACGTATTCTACGGCCTGCACATTCGCGGTAGGGGTACATTCGTTTATGACCTTATGACCGGCCAGTGGATGCAGTGGCAGACTGCAAACTTCCTTTACTGGAACGCGCAATATCACGTTAAGTGGAACGATCAGTTCTATGCTTCAAGCCTGATTGACTCCACCCTTGTTGTGGTAAACCCGAATTCCGTTCTGGATGATAGCTTCCGTACAAATACATTCTTGGCAACAGGTCGCCTGGAAAGTCAGTCTCGCAGATACATTCAAAACCCGGAAGCGCAACTGTTTGGCTCTATCGGATTGCGCGGCGGCGATGTTGCTCTGCGCTACTCTGACGACGAGGGCGACACATGGTCAACGGATCGCGTAGTTACGGTATCCCCCGGTGTGCGCGACGCCAACGTGATGTTCTATGACCTTGGGTCAGTGAAGGCTCCGGGTCGCATCTTCCAGATTAAGGATGAGGGGACAATGCGCCGAATCCAAACACTTAACGCAATGATGGGTGGAGAAAATGGCAGCGACTCCTAACGAACAATTAATAGGCCCGATTGGTTATTCTCCCATCGTCGAGAAGGGTGGCGGGGCGACTCCGTTCTTCGCCCGGCAATGGTTGAACCTTGTTAATCTGGTCAAGTCTGTCGTCAAAATACAGAACGATATTATTATTGTTAACCAAGATATCATCACGCTTGTTGACGATGTTAACGCGCTGGAGGCCACTGAAATAGGTGGTGACGGAACGATTATCACGCCAGCCGCAGCGCCGCTAAGCGACGGCAACATAACGCTCACTCTCGCAGATACGGCTGTAACCCCAGGCGCATATACTTCCGCTGATATTACTGTAGATCAGCAGGGACGAATAACCGCAGCAGCCAACGGATCGGGCGGGGGTGGCGGGTCTCTCGAAGTAGAAGACGACGGAGTATCAGTTGTTGCAGCCGCAACGAAACTTAATTTCGCAGGTTCGGGGGTAGTTGTAACTGACAACGGCTCGGGCGAAGCACTTATCACAATAGCAGGAGGCGGAGGACCAGCCGTGTTAGCAGTAGTTCAAACAGCATCAGAAGCATTGGCGAATATCACGTCAGGAATCACGCTTGCGGCGCCACCCGCCAACGGAAATACTTTGGTGGCAGTTGGTATAAACACGAGCAACACCAGCAACCCAAATACTAACTCTGGGTGGGTTAATCACGGCAGCGACTCGTCGCCACTAGACTGCATAATCGCAACAAAAGTGTGCGGTCCAAGCGAGTCTACACTACAGTCTCCATTCTCGACAACTTCGGCTGGTTTGATAGTTATGTACGAGATATCTGGGGCAAGTGTAGTCATAGACAACACCACTTTCGCAAGTTACAATTCAGCCTCACTAAGTATCAATACCTCCTCTAACGGACGATTTTTACCCGGCGTGACTGGCATAATACTGGCGTTCGCTGTGCACAAGGCCGAAGCGTATGGCACGTTCGGAGGCTCTGTCGTAGAAACAGGTGGCACTGCGCGGGTGCAGGACGATGGCACCATAACTGTTTCCCCGGCCTCCGCGCAGGGAGCGGTGGGGGTGCTAACCCCCGGCTTATCCCTATCCGCATCCATCCTATATCCTGCAGCGGTGGACGCGGCTATTGGTTATGTTATTCTTGCGTAGTTCAGAGATGGGCGGTAAAAATGATTCGCCAGCTTGACCGAGATAATGCTGCATGGCATAACACTGAAACAAGATTTGGAGTTAATTAAATGGCAATTCTCGCATCCCTGAAGGGCTACAAGACCCTTATTGTTAACGTCATCATCGCAGTTATCGGTATTCTGATCGCTACTGGTGTAGTGCCGGCTGTTGAGGCTCTTACGGCTGAAGAGGTTTCGACGCATGTTGAGGCCCTATTCGGCGCTTTTGCTGTCATTGGTGCAGCCGTAAACATCTTCATTCGCATGTTCACAAGCACGCCCATTGGCCAAAAAGGCTAATGCTTCCGCATGACGGGTATTACGCTCGCGCTCCAATCCCTAATGAGGCTTGGAAAGAACGCTGGCCTAACTTTACCCCACAGGAACTTGCTTGCAGTCATTGCGGCGAGTATGTGCACAATGCGAAGTTCATGGATAAATTGCAGTCCCTTCGCTATATCATTGGCAAGCCGTTCAAGATAAACTCTGGCCACAGGTGCGCCGTCCACAACAAGGCCGTCGGTGGCGCCCCAAAGTCAAAACACCTAGAGATTGCTGTAGATATCAGCCTGCACAACCAGGATCGCTTTGACTTGGCCAACATGGCTGACAGTTTCGGGTTTACAGGGATGGGCCACGCTAAGTCATTTCTGCATCTTGACCTTCGTTCTGGCCCAAAAACACACTGGTATTACGGTGACTCCAAGAAGTATTGGGTCAAGCCTCACTAGTTGCATATCTTTTGATTGTGCGGTAATGTGCGTCATTAAACGGAGACTAAATCATGTGGGGTAGTATTCTAGCTGGTGTGGGCAAGATGTTCGGCGGCGGCGGCGGCGGCGCAGGCTTGGGAAAGATTGCTGGCGCGCTTGGTTTGGGAGGAAGTGCCAACAAAGGCGTGAAGCGCATGGGTCAGGGCTTTCTTGATGCGAAAGAGGCCGTCGATCCACTATATGACAGCGCGCGGGGCAGGCTCCAGCCTTACGCGGACACTGGCGGGCAGGCTAATAGCCTTGTTTCTAGTCTTCTTGGTCTCAGTCCTGGCAATACTTCTGGCGCGGAAGCGATGAGCCAATTCCGGGACTCGACCGGGTATAAAGACATAATGAACCAAGCCATGAACGGTGTTTCGACTAACGCCGCCGCGAAGGGATTGCTCGGCTCCAGCGGAACTGGCAAGGTTTTCCAGAACACTGCCGCCGACATTGCGCAGGGAAGTTTTGGTGACTTCCTGAGTCGCATAACTGGCCAGCAGTCAATGGGTATTAATGCTGCAAACAATCTTGCAGAGACGGATATGAATCAGGCTGAGTTTGCAGGCAAAAACAAACTTGGGCTTGCGGAGACAATGGCTCAGAAGAAGGATTCAAGTTTCCTTGGCAAACTTTTTGGATAAATAGATATGGCTGAAGCTAATAGTCTCTGGGGCGGAATGCCCGGTTATATCGCCAGCATGTTCCGCAACAAGAAAAAAACACCCGCTGGCTCCACGCCAGGTCCTAAAGATAGTGGAACAAGTCTTGTTGACGAAGGCAGGGCATTTGTGGATGCAGTGCGTGGTTATGGCGCGTCTGACCCCATTGATGATCCATATGCCAAGCGCAAAGAAGATAAAAAAGAAGATAAACCTGAAGACAAAAACCCGGCATTAACGCCATATCAGCAGCAGGTTACTCCGCAGGCTCAGGGCGGACCTAGTGCGCCGGCCACACGCGACACTCCAGAAGCGATAGCTAACCTTAATCGTGGATTTGATGCGCTTGCGTCAGAGCAGAATATGGTAGCGGCTCCAAAAGAGTCAAATTCCGACAAAGTAATGCGTGGCGTTTCCGGCCTTCTTGGGTTTGTCCCGAAGGGTGGCACACGAGGCGACGCAGCGGACGGATTCGCTAATATTGGCCGTAGCCTTATGGGTCTCAATTCAGTGCAGCAGATGGAGAGTGACTATAATCAGTCAGTCGCCCCTGAGAAGCTGCGACGCGCGCTTGAAACTGGAGACGCTGAAGAAATTGCAAGGCTTGATATTGGCGAGGGAACAGCGCGCCAGAGATTCGACGGAAACCAAGCGAAAGCCGCCGCCGCCGAATCCCCGGAAGTTGCTAAGGCTAGGTCAAGAAAAGTAGAACTAGCCAACGCCGCAGAGGCAATGTCCCGCGAAACTGGAGTCCCTTATGGTGACGCAGTGGGCTACATTAATCAGCAGCTTGGCGGTGGCGTATTTGATGATATGGAACTGACCGCAGCACGTGACGGTGGGTATGACGGCCTGAAGGCTATCATTGGCGACCCGGTTACTTCCGCTGATCGCTTCCTGCTGACGGGCGGCAACACCGCTATTGATCTTCGCAACTCCAATATGGATAAGATTGACTGGCAAAGTAAGCCAAAGACTCCAGAAGAGATGGAGATGTTTAAGGCTGATCTTGCTTACAAGGTCTCCAGGGGCAATCTTACTGATGCGCAGGCCCTCAAGGCGCTCAGAGACGCAGAGTCTAATGCTCTAAGGGCGGCTAAGTATCAGCCGGGCGGCGGAGCAGATAGCGCTAGCGGATTTGGCTCAGCGGGCGTAGTTGTCGGAAGCCTGACTAGGGCATACAACTCTATTGAAGCGGCAAACGAAGCTGGAGTGTTTGTTGACCCAGAGGCCGGCGGCGGAATAAGTACGGCACTTACCGCCATGAAGGCAGACCCCAATATTGTTGACAGCAGCAAGTGGCGCCTAGCTATGTCCGTGTTGGACCCAAAGGGGTTTGAGGCTGTTATGAGTATGCGCCAATCACAGCGCGACCTGATGCAGGCAATTCGTCAACTTCCGGGAATGGAGGCATCAAAGCTTGCGGATACACCGGCTGAACAGGAGATGCTTCGTCAGACTGCGCTTCAGTATGATGGCTCATATGGGGGCGCTAAACGTTCGCTTGGCGCAACCACTGGACTATTTGCTCAGGAAATTGAACAGTTTGTACTTAACAATCCCAACGCCTCACCGCAGGCCAAGGAGGCCGCGCGGGACATTCTTCGCCGCGCTGGTATTGGCGGTTATGAGCAAGCAGCACAACCAAATCAGGCCGGCGGTAAGTACCCGGAAGGGACAAAGGTGACTAACAAAGATACTGGTGAGGAGTTTGTGAGGCGTGGTGATAAGTGGGTGCCAACACAATGAACCCCGATGATCTCCCACCCGGCTTTGAAGTAACCTATATGCCCCCTGTCGAGACGCAGGATCAGGGTGATCTCCCGCCCGGATTTGAACTTTCTGGCCCACAAACACTTGGCGACCGCTGGAAGAATGCTGGAGCGGACCCGGACTCGCGCCGAAAGCTGGCTATTGAGATTGGCCGTAGCTTTGGCGAAAAGCAATACGCCGGCAGTGACCCGTCTGCTGTTCCGGGAATCTCAAAGCAGCAAGCCTCCGCGTTTAGTAAAACAGGGCGCGACCTGCTGGCATTCGGTATGGGTCGCCGCAAGATTCGCAAAGAGGCAATGAAGACATTTCCGGGATTGACCAAAGAGGAAGCTTCAATCGTCGCTGACGAGGCTGACCGTATACAATTCAAAGAAAAGCCCGGCGCAACCGCAGCGGGCGGTGCCGTTGGCCTTGTCGGTAATATTGGCGCGCTTGGTGGTGGACTTGGGGCGGCTGGGCGCGTTCCTGGAGTTATTGGAAACGTCGCTCGCGGTGCAACTATATCCAAAGATGGCACACTTGTCGGTAACGTCGCTCGCGGTGCCGTTGGCGGTGCAGCAGGCGCAGAGGCGCAGGCACAAATTGCTGATGAGCGCAAGGCAACTCCTTTTGAATTGAGCGTATCTGCTGGTTTAGGTGGAGCCCTTCCCGGAGTCATTCAATCTGTAGGCGGCTGGCTTGGCCGTGGCGCACTACCAACTCAAGAGGCCAGACGAAGAATTGGCCGCGATATTGGTGAGGCTGGTGCGCAACGTGCAGACGAATTTGCAGCAGCAACGGGCGAGGCGCTTCCAACCGCAGCGGGCGCACTGGACCCAAACTCTGCATTAACCATTGCAAGGTCAACCGCCGGCGGACCTCGCGCATCAACAGCTATCGAGAACTCTGTAAATACGACCGATACGGCGCTTATGCGCGGAATGTCAAACCGTGTTGACGAAACCGTTCCTCTCGCAGCAAGTTCTGCCAGAATCACTAATGACACAAAAGACGCAGCTTCTGCATTCATGGCCCGCGAAATATCTCCCGGTGTTCCGCAGAGGGAAGTACGAATTAACCTAGACCCGTCAATTCACCGTGCTTTGCTCGACGCTGTGAACATCTTGGATAGGAACGTTGGCGAAGTGCCGCTTGACGGATTCTTGCGCCGAGCACTTGACACAAATGAACTAAGTCTTGGACAGTTTAACACTGTTCGGAAAAACCTTGAGTCCACAGTGGAGTTTAGTTCCAACCCAGAACTGTCAAAGAATGTTAGCCAGCTTATTCGCGGCGCCGTTGACCAAGTAGACAAAGTTTCCGCTAAAGGCTACGCCAAAGCCGTCATTGACGATTATGCGGCTGGTATGCGTCAGGCAGAAGGTGCTCAGGCCGGTGGAAAAATTCTATCCAGTGGAACGCCATCAGAATTGCGCAGCGCAGCAACAGGCCCGGTTGTAAATCAGCCAGCCGCAAGCGTTGCTGACCGCATTACCGGCGCTGGTCGCGGGGCCGCACAGGCTTTGCGTGACGAATTTGGTGCTGGCAGGCCGTCCGCTCGCTCTGCTGCACGCGCGGTATCCGAAGGTGACGTTGCTGCAAAGGTTGCTGATATTGTTCCGGGCGGACAGTCAATCGTGGATGCATCCGGCGCGTACTCTAATGCCGCAGATGCCGCTCGCCTGATGCGCCCCGCTGGTAGTGTTGCTGACGGCGTTGGAGTTAGTGCTACAAGCATTGGTATGGGCGTTGGTGGTAGCCAATACTTTGCGTATAGTGCAATGGAAAAGCTGGTGAGGGCGCTCTCGCTTCCGCCTAACGTGCGCAATGAAGTGACTCGGATGTTGACGGACCCAGCGCGCGTTGAAGATGCTATCGCCGCAATGCGACGCGGTGGTGTGCGTGACCAGGACATTGCCCGCGTTGTGCGTACAGCCGCCCCGGCCATGACTGGATCAATCGCGCAACAAACAATGTCTGACGCCGACGGCAGGAAAATGACGCCAACGGAATATCAGGAACGTCTTGTTTCCAACATGGTTAGCACTGTATCTCGCGCTATGTATGATCTGCGTGGACGTGATCGCTCAAACACTTCCGAGGAACTTGACGCGGTTGAGGAGCGCATGATCCAGCTACTAGGAGAAGGCAGGACGCCAGAGCAGGCGATTGACACTGTTATGTCCGAGTTGCCCAAAAAGAAGTAATTCGGCATGATACTTGCTTGGCTAGTCCAAAGGAGTCCATAATGATTGAATTTATCCTCTTGCTCGCTGTTGCTGTTTTGCTTGTAATTAGCGCGCCGTCACTATTATATTTGGTAATTAAGCACGTTGCGCCTATCGCCATGCTTACTGCCGGCTGGGCAGTACTTCTGTTTGTTTCCAGCCTAATCCCGGAAGGTTCGCCGTGGTCTGCGCCTACAACCATCGCACTGATATTGCTTGGCGGTGGAACACTGGTTTGGATATTCGATGGCCCACACGTTCAAAAAAACAAATAAGTTCCGGGCAATCAAAACCGAAGTTGACGGAATTGTTTTTGACTCTAAACTAGAAGCTAAGAAATACCAAGAATTCAAACTTCTTGAAAAAGCAGGGCAGATTCAAGACTTACAGCTTCAGGTGAGGTATGATCTTTGCGTAAACAACCAAAAGGTTTGCACTTACGTTGCAGACTTCGTGTTCGTAGAAAACGGAGCAACGGTAGTCTACGATGCGAAAGGTATGATACTCCCAGAATTCCGCCTGAAAGCGAAACTATTCAAGGCGATACACGGGTTTGATATTACGCTGTCTGACGGGATTGGTGCGACTGAGCGCCGGACAAAAGCCCGGAAAGCAAAAGCCCGGACTCCAAAGGTTTCGCTAACTCGTAATCGTTGAAGTCCATTCCCACGATTTGTGGCATTGCAAACGGCAATCCGATATCGCGAGAAACCTTGAGACCAGTTTTACTTGCATCATTGTCTGCCATGACGTGTGTAGCGTGTTTTGCAAGCGTTCTCATGTTTCCAGCACTGCCGGCACACGCCACTCTCACAGAAAGCCCCAGGTTGCCCGCTGAGCGCATTATGCTCATTCCGGTGGCAATCCCTTCGCACAGTACTGTTTGCTCGCCAGCGCCCATCCAGACGGCTGATCCACCCAGCTTCCCGCCATACATAAAGCACTTTTTCCCATCTGGTGCAATAAACTCGATTGTGCGCAAGTCTCCAGCGTAATCCTTGAACGGCAGGACCAAAAGAGACGTGTCAGAA